CACGCCCGACGTCACCGCGATCCACAAGGAATACTGCAAGATCAGCGGCGAGGACGCAGGTACGCACGAACGCAACCATGAGATCCGACGCACCCAGCGCGCACGAGAGGAGTGGGCAGGCCCGTCGCCGGCGGAACGCGAAGCCGACGAGCAGTGGGCCAGGGAGATCCTTGCCACCGCAACCGCATCCGAGATCCGTCAAGTGCGCGAATCCGTTGGCCTGAACCTCAAGAACGATCTCTGGCTGGCGGTTGCAATTGACCGCATGCGCCGCAAACTTGCATGATTACACTCTGTCGTATACGATCCACGCCGGCGGCGCGTGCCGTCATTGACAACACCGAACGAGAGGAGATCGCATGTGGTACGTGATTGCATGGCGCGACGAAACGCCAAGCACGATGACGCTTGACATTCCTGGCTTCGAGAAGTGGTGCGAGGACAACGACTCCATCATGTCAGCACGCATTGATTTCGGACCAAATCGCGACTGGTATGGTCACAGAACGACGCCCGCATTGCTAATTGACACATGGAACGCCAAGTGGCCTGGGACGGTTTCGTTCCGCTGGAACTCGCGCTTGGGCGCAATCGAGTGCGACACGCTTGAGTTCGGCGTTCGCGTCGAGATCCTCCCCGAACGCATGGCCCCTCACATCGAGCTGATGGACCCGGAGGAGGACGAATACTGGTGGTGGCACGGCGTTGACAAGAACGGGACGCCGCAGTTCCGAATCGTCCTCGAGGTCACGCAGCACGAAGCCGTCAACGACGCAGTCGCGCATTCCAAGACGCTCATGCAGAAGTGGCACGAAAAGGTCGAGGACTTTGACACGCAGCACTGGTCCGACGAACGCAAGAACCTGCGCCGGCAGTACGACGATTTCAGGAACTGGGTGATCTCGCAGACGCAGCACAACCCGCCCGACCCGGAACGCGAACCGCGCTGAACGATCCAACGGCACTAACCCGGACCCGTAGGCAAAAAAATGCCTATGGGTTCGTGCTTTGTAGACTCACCCGCATGGCGAAGCGCGGGAAGAAATCTTGCCGACACCCAGTACTCCTCGCCAACCTCGAGGACACGCTCCTCGGCGTCATGTACCCGCGACCGGGCGAAACGGGAATCCCCGTCGCCATCTACTCCGGCGACATGATCGCCGCACGACTCCGCGACCAGGAGTCAATGTCAATGGCAGAGGCACGAGCCTTCGTCACCGACCGCATCGAGGCGGACATCGAAGGGTGCAAACTCATCGGGTGGCCGAGGATCATCTGGGCAGCCACTTCCGAGGACTTCGGGAAGGAAGTCACGCAGGATTAGCGTATACTCCCGCGAATGAATATCAGGTCGTACGATGACTTCAAGGAAGCCATTACCCGGCGAGTCACTGGCGCGGGCCTCACGCGCTCTGCGCTTGCGCGCCAACTCGAGCAGGACGGCGAACTCCGCGCACACACCGTCCGCTGCCTTCTCTCCAAAGCCCCCAGCATCGGCCGCCGAAAGCCGGCGTTCGACTCCATCCTGAAGATCGCACATGCAGCAGGACTCGAACTCACCCTCACCGAAAGGCAAGAAGCATGCCCAGCAAGTCGCCGGCGCAGAAGCGCCTGATGCAGGCCGCCGCCCACAATCGCGCCTTCGCAAAGAAGGTCGGCGTCCCCATGTCCGTCGCGAAGAAGTTCGTCAGGGCCGACAAGGCCAAGGCAGCGAAGCGCCGCAGGAAGTGACGGGTATACTCGTCACGCAGGGACAGGTACTTGCGGACTCCCTCAATGAGGGGGAGGGGAGGGTTCGCAACGACATGCGCCTGGTCATGCGGGCCATCCGCGAGGGCTGGACAATCGACCCCGCCATCAAGGCGGCGGTCGTGAACCGCGCAGGTGCCATCGTCAACGACCCGGACGCCAAGGGCCGCGACGTGGCCCGCGCATCGTCCACGCTGCTCGCCGTCGAGCGGCTGTCCCTTGACGCGGCCAAGGAGGAGGACCGCATCGCCCGCCTTGACAACGGCGGCGCGACCGAGGCCATGACGATCCAAGTCATCACGGGCGTCCCACCGCGCAATGCCGGCTGACCTCGGGTACAAGCCGCGACCGTGGCAGGACGAGTGCCACCGCAACATGAAGCGGTTCACCGTCCTCGCGCTCCACCGCCGCGCCGGCAAGACGCAGATGGCGTTGATGGAACTTATTGACAAGGCGCTGCACAGCCGCGCCGAGCTGCCGTTCTATGTCTACCTCGCGCCGTTCCTGAAGCAGTCGAAGGCCATCGCGTGGCTGCGCCTGAAGCAGATCCTCGGACCCATGCGACTCGTCAACGCGGTCGATGTCAACGAGGCCGACCTGTCCATCACGTTCAAGCACAACGGGGCGCAGATCCGCCTGTTCGGCGGCGACAACCCCGACGCCCTCCGCGGCGTGCGCCTTGACGGGTGCGTCATTGACGAGGTCGCCCAGATCAAGCCCGAGGTCTGGAACGACATCCTCCAACCCGCCCTGTCCGACCGCAAGGGGTGGGCGCTGTTCATCGGCACCCCGAACGGCCTGAACCTGTTCAGCGAGCTGTTCTACCGCGCCTCGAGCCTCCCGGATTGGTGGGCCGCCCGCTACACCGTCCACGACACCGACGCCCTGGACGAGGACGAAGTCGCCCGCCTCCAGCGCGACATGCCAGAGCAGGCGTTCGCCCGCGAGTACCTCTGCGACTTCGCCGCCGCCGGCGAGGACCAGCTCATCAGCCTGACCGACGCGACCGCCGCGAGCGAGCGCAAGATCGCGGACGGCGACGTCATTGAGTTCCCGCTCGTCATCGGCGTGGACCCCGCCCGGTTCGGGGATGACCGCAGCGTCATCGTGCTGCGCCAGGGACTCCGCATGGAGCCGCCGATGGTGTTCACGGGCATTGACAACATGAGCCTCGCCGCCGCCGTTGCTAACGTCATTGAGGACCGCGACCCGGACGCCGTGTTCATTGACAGCGGCGCGGGCGCCGGCGTCATCGACCGGCTGCGTCAACTCGGCTACGACGTCATCGAGGTGCCGTTCGGCGGCAAGGCGTCGAACCCAAACCTATTCGTCAACAAGCGCGCCGAAATGTGGTGGGGTGTCAAGGACTGGATCGACATGGGCGGCGTCCTGCCCGAACGCACCGACCTCCTCACCGAACTGTCAACGCCGACATACTGGTACGACGCGGTCGGCAAGCGGTGCCTGGAGTCGAAGGACGAGATCAAGAAACGCCTGCAAGGCGGCGGCAGCCCGGACATCGCCGACGCGCTGGCGTCGACATTCGCGTACCCCGTTGCGAAGCAACTGCCACGCGAGGTGCGCGAGCGCATTGACCCGCGCCCGAAGGACTACGACCCCTACGAGGACATGTGATGCTCATCCGAGTTGCCACCGCCGATGACCTTGACACGATCCTTGACATGGGCGAACGGTTCATCGCGTTCGGGCCGCACGGCAAGCATGTCAATGCGGACAGGGATCAGCTCCGCGCCGGCGTGTCGGCGTTCATGCAGGCCGGGATCTTCTTCCTCGCCGAGTCGAACGGCAAGGTCTGCGGGATGCTCGCGTGTGCGCTGACGCCGATGTGGTTCGCGCCGAACGTGCTGGTCGCCCACGAACTGGCGTGGTGGGTGGACGAGGAGGCACGCGGCTCGAGCGCGGCGATGCGACTCGTCATGGCGTACCAGGCGTGGGCGAAGGAAGTGGGCGCGCACGTCGTGACGATGAGCCAACTCGTCGCGGTCAACGGTGAGCAGGTTGGTAGGATGCTGACGAAACTCGGGTACGAACCGAGCGAGATGACTTACGTCAAGGGAGCGTGACATGCCAATCTTCACCCCAATCGGTGCAGCGATCCTCGGCACTTCATCGGTCATTGCGGCCGGAGGTGCGGCGGGCGCAGCCGCAGCGGCGACCGCGGCCGGCGTTGGCGCGGCGGTGACCGGGGCCGCGGCCGGAATCGGCGCGCTCGGGTACGGCATCGCCGCCGGCGAATCCGCCAAGAACGCGCAGGAGAAGGCGCTGCGGCAGCAGACGCAGGAGCAGAACCGTCTCGCAGCGGAAGCCGCCGCGCAGCAGAAGCGCAGCGAGGAAGCGATGTCTGCGGCAACACGCCGGCAAATGGCTGGCCCTGCCGTGCGCGCCATGACCGGGCAGGAAGGCATGGTTGGCGGGCCGACCAGCACCATGCTCACCGGGCCGACCGGCGTGAACCCGCAGGATCTTGCGCTCGGACGTTCCACCCTCCTGGGGGGCTGACATGAGCGAATACACAGGCGACAACCGCTCGTACCCGGACGCTCCCACGCGGGATCGCCTGTTCACGCGCTGGGGCCAGCTCAAGAGCGAGCGCGCATCATGGATGGCGCACTGGCAGGAGATCACCTCCTACCTCCTCCCGCGCAACGGTCGCTACTTCCGCGAGGACCGGAACCGCGGCTACCGCCGCCACAACAACATCTACGACAACACCGGGACGCGGGCGCTCCGCACGCTCGGCGCCGGCCTGATGTCTGGCGCCACCTCGCCAGCACGGCAGTGGTTCCGACTCGCCACGCCCGACCCGGAGTTGAACTCCTACCAGCCCGTCAAGCTGTGGCTCGATGACGTCACGAAGCGCATGCAGCGCGTGTTCCAGAAGTCGAACACTTACCGCTCCCTGCACCTGATGTACGAGGAACTCGGAGCGTTCGGCACGGCCTCGAGCATCGTGCTGCCGGACTTCAACGAGGTCATCCACCACTACCCGCTGACCGCAGGCGAATACTGCATCTCGACCGACGCGCAGGGCCGCGTCTGCACCCTGTACCGCGAGTTCGAGATGACCGTGTCGCAGGTCGTGAAGGAGTTCGGGTACGACAACTGCTCGACCTCGGTGCAGAACATGTACGACACCGGGACGCTCGACCAGTGGGTTCCCGTCGTGCATGCCATCGAGCCGCGCATGGACCGCGACATCAAGAAGCGCGACAGCAAGAACATGCCGTGGGGTTCGTGGTACTTCGAGGTCGGCGGCGAGCAGGACAAGTTCCTGCGCGAGAGCGGGTTCAACTACTTCCCCGCGCTCTGCCCGCGCTGGTCCGTGGTCGGCGGCGACATCTACGGCAACAGCCCCGGCATGGAGGCGCTCGGCGACGTCAAGCAGCTCCAGCATGAGCAGCTCCGCAAGGCGCAGGCCATCGACTTCCAGACCAAGCCTCCGCTCCAGGTGCCAATCTCCATGAAGAACCGGGACGTCGAGACGATGCCTGGTGGGATCACGTTCGTTGACCCGGCCGGCAACGGCATCCGTTCCGCGTTCGAGGTCAACCTGAACCTGTCGTACCTCCTCGCCGACATCCAGGACTGCCGTAGCCGTGTCAGCGGCGCGTTCTACGCGGACCTGTTCCTGATGCTGGCGTCGGCCCCGCAGGCGCGGATGACCGCCACGGAGGTCGCCGAGCGCCATGAGGAGAAGCTCCTCATGCTCGGCCCCGTCCTCGAGCGCCTGCACAACGAGCTGCTGAACCCGCTTATTGACATTACGTTCGACCGCATGATCCTCGGCGGCGTCATCCCGCCGGCCCCTGCCGAGTTGCAGGGCATGGATCTCAACGTCGAGTTCGTGTCAATGCTGGCGCAGGCGCAGCGCGCCATCGGCACGAACGCCGTTGACAGGTTCGTCGGCAACCTCGGCCAGATCGCCCAGATGAAGCCGGACATCCTTGACAAGTTCGACAGCGACCAGTGGGCGGACGTCTACGCCGACATGCTTGGCGTGGACCCGTCGCTGATCGTGGCCGACAAGGAGGTCGCCATGCTTCGGCAGGCACGCAACCAGGCGATGGCCGCGAAGGAGCAGGTCGCCGCGATGCAGCAGACCTCGCAGACCGTCAAGAACATGGCGCAGGCGCCGACCGGGCAGCAGAACGCGCTGACCGACGTGATGAACATGTTCAGCGGCTACGGTTCTCCGTCAGCCGTGGAACTCTGAAAGGGAACCACATGGCGATGATTTCGATGAAGCGTGAGCCGGAGCGTGAGGAGATGCCCGGACAGGTCGAGATGGACGAGCCGATGTACCCGGAAGGCTTGTGTCTCGAACTTGAGTCGGACGAACTCGAGAAGCTGCGGATCACCGCTCCGCCTGCCATCGGCAGCGTGGTGACGATCACGGCCCGCGCCTATGTCAAGTCTGCCGGCGCGGAGCAGACGGCCGGCGGCACGGAGCAGAAGGTTGAGTTCCAGATCACCGACATGGAGATCGGGCGCGTTGACACCTTCGGTCCCGCGGCGACGATGCTGTACGGCGGCTGATCTTCGCAATGCGAAACAACGCATTTGATAGGATGTCATCGTGAGCAACTATGACCCGCTCGACCTGCGGGGCCAGGAGAAGGCGAAGGCGCAGCGCGACCTACGCGAACGACTGGACCGCGAGAACGAGGAGGGCGACGTCAAGTGGCTCATGGGCAACAAGCGGGGCCGTCGCGTCGTATGGCGGCTCCTGGACACGGCAGGGATCTTCCGCTCGTCGTTCAACACCAACGCGATGGCAATGGCCTTCGCGGAGGGAAACAGGAACTACGGGCTTCGGCTCCTCTCGCTCGTCCACTCGCAATGCCCCGAGCTGTATCCCGTGATGATGAAGGAGAACACGAATGAACGAACCAACGATGGTGGAAGCAGCGGCAACGACAACTAACGCTGCCCCGCCGTCTTCGGCCCCTGAAGGCGTCGCCGCGACGGCGGAGAAGCTCTACGGGGACGGGCAGAAGCCGAACGCGACCCAGGAGCCGCAAGCCGCAAAGGCGGCCGCTGCGGAAACCGTCGCGAGCGACCAGCCGGCAGCCGAGGCGAAGGCGGAAGCCAAGCCGCAGGCCGCGCCGGAGAAGTACGAGTTCAAGGCACTGGAAGGCAGGCAGTTCGACGCCGAGGTGCTGAACACGTACTCCGAGGTCGCCCGCGAACTCAACCTGTCGCAGGAGGCGGCGCAGCGCGTCCTTGACGCTATGGCCCCAAAGATGGCCGAGCGTCAGGTGGCGCAGATCGAGGCGATCCGAACGGAATGGGCGAACACGTCCAAGACGGACAAGGAGTTCGGCGGCGAGAAGCTGTCGGAGAACCTGTCCACCGCGAAGAAGGCGCTCGATGCGTTCGGCACCACCGAACTCCGCACGCTGCTCAACGAGTCCGGCCTGGGCAATCACCCGGAGGTCATCCGGTTCATGTACCGGGCGGGACTCGCAATCAGTGAGGATCGGGTGGTCACCGGGACGAAGGGTGCGGCGAAGCCCGCCGGCCCTCGCTCGTTCAACGACCTCGCCGATGCTCTGTACAGTCAGTCCTAACCAACACACAAAGGAGCCACCACAATGGCAGTTCTTTCCAGCAGCAACCTGACGCTCGCCGATTGGGCGAAGCGCACCGATCCCGAGGGTCGCGTTCCCGTCATCGCCGAACTCCTCTCGCAGTCCAACGAGATCCTCGAGGACTGCGTGTTCAAGGAGGGCAACCTGCCCACCGGCGAGCGCGTCGTGATCCGCACCGGCCTNNCGGCAACACGGCGCAGTTCCGTCTGTCCGAGGACGTGGCCTTCCTCGAGGCCATGAACCAGACGCAGGCGACCACGCTGTTCTACGGCAACCCCGCCATCGAACCGAAGTCGTTCCTCGGCCTCGCGGCGCGGTACTCGGCTGCTCCCGGCAGCTCGGGCATCGGCCAGAACATCATTGAGGGCGGCGGCACCAGCACCGACAACACCAGCGTCTACCTGGTGGTGTGGGGCGACAACACCGTCTACTGCCCCTTCCCGAAGGGCAGCACCGCGGGCCTCATGCACGAGGATCTCGGCGAGCAGACCGTCTATGACGGCGCGAACCGCCTCCAGGCCTACGCCACCCGCTACCAGTGGAAGAACGGCCTCGTCGTGAAGGACTGGCGCTACGTGGTCCGCATCGCGAACATCGACGTGAGCGATCTCGTCGCTGGCACCGGAACCCAGCTTTCGAGCGCGGCTACCGCCCTCGTCAAGCT